TCACATCTCCAGCGACGTTGATGGCGTGGTGGTCTTGGTGTTGTAGCCCTTCGATTCCGGGAAGGTGCCCTGTGTGCGCATGCCACGCTGCACGACCACGCCGGACAGACCAGGCGCAGCCGCCCCACCCTGCACAGCCTGTTGCTGCTGCGCGGGCTGCTGCTCGTTCTCACGCCGTTCGCGATACGGGTTGTACACCGGACCGCGCTTGGCAATGGTGCGGCACTGCGGCTGGTCGAGGTCGTACGCGGTGCCCTGCTCTGTCATGCACGTGCAAGACGCTTCCTTGTGCTTGCCCTGCGCGTCCGTGCCCGCGAGCGACGACATGCAGATCAGCATCGGATCGGCGGTGATGCTGCGGTCATCGAACACCGGTGCAGTCCACGGCATGGTGCCGAACCGGGGCAGGTGTTGCTTGGCATATTCGGTGGGAGATTCCCAACGCGGACCATCACGCCGTGCGGAGTTCGCCGACCCGCCAGGGGCCGCATCGGCTAACGCCGATTGCGTCCCCTTATCTCCGAGTTTTGCGGCCATCGCGCTAGGCTTGAGCATCGTGTAGGCGAGCCATCCAAGCGCGATGGCAAGGATGACCAATCCCGGCAACGCCAGCACTTTCCACGGAATACGCGGCTTGATCGTGTGGACCTCGGCCGACTTGTATGCGCCGAAGATCGAGGACGGCAGAAGGCGCGTGGTGCGCTGGGCAAGATCGCGCTTGGCTGACGACTTGATTTCTTCGTTCAACTCGCCCCAGCGGAACACATCGATCATCTTCGTGCTGAACCGACGCACCACATGCGTATGTGCACCGATCAATCCACGCACGAACGGATACAGCTGGTTCGGCTGCTGCGTGGTCCACACAAAATCCAGACCGCGATGCCGATGCTCAGCAAGATCGAGCACATGTTTCGGCGTCTGCTGGCGCGTAGCGTCGTGCAGGTGGCCATACCACTTCCACGCCTCGTCAACGAAGATCAACGAGCCATTGGGCACAACGTAGTTGCCGTCTGCATCCTTATCGTTCCACTTGCGCGGGTCATCGAGCACAGTCGCCAAGCCGTCCTGTAGGCCGTCGATACCCGCAGCGAAAATCGGTCGCTCGGCGCGCTTCGACTCTTCGACCAGGCGCTCCATCATGAGAGCGGTTTTACCGTTGCCGGGTTGCCCGGTGTATAGCTCGATTGGCATTACGGCTTCGCTCCGAATCCACGCTTAAACAGGAACAGGCGACCTTGCATGATGGCGTGCTTGGCAGCGATGGCAGAGATGACCATGGTCAACGCCTTATCGAACTGCAACACGCCGAACCACGCCATGGCGTCTGCGCCAAGCTGACCGTTGCCATTGCCCATGCCTTGGGCGTAATCCTTGAGCAGATCGATTGCCGGCTCGACCACCATCTTGATCGTGCCGAAATTGATACCGAGCCACACAAGCGCGGTCATGATCCATAGGCCGATACGCGACTTGAACAGCCACGCCAGGGCGGTGACGAGTTGTGCGATTAACCAGGGCATTACGCGCTACCTCCTTGACTCATCAAACGCAGCGAAACCAGGGATGCCATGACCAAGACGATTTGGCCGCCAAGCACCATCCACTGACAGAATTTGGAGGTGTCGAAGTGCAACGTCTGGCCGAACACTGCGACATCGGGAATCGTTGGGCAGGTGCGGCTGTACCCGAAACCCTGCGTATCGAGTTCGCCAGTAGGATAGCCATCTTCGCCATATCCGGATTCGTCGGAAAACGCGTCAGCAGGCTTACCATCGGCACCGATATCGGCCGTGCCATTGCCGGTGATCGCGTCGCGAATCGCCTTGACATCCGCATTGTTTCCAGTGCCGCCGCCGCTGTTGTTCGCTGCCTTTTCAAGGGCACATGCAGCACGCCATTGCATCAACAGCTGCGAGTACTCCAATGCCTTGCAGTTCTTGCCAACGCATACAGGCATGGCCGCGCACGAACCACCTGTGATGTTTACATCGCGGCGGGTGTTGCAATCAATGCGCCATTGAATGCGTGCCTGTCCGCACATGATGGCGTCACCGCTGCAACTAGGCGGAGAGTCACAACTGTCACCACCAGAAAATTCGCTCTTGCTATCGCCCTCGCCCTCACCGCCCTCGCCGTCCCCGTCTGGTTCGCCGTCACCATCCGCATCCTTCTTGCACGTTCCATCCGGCCCGCGCACTTCGCCAGCGGCACACTGGCCATCGCCTGGAAGGCATGAACCGGTTGGCGACTTGATCATCCCAGCAGGGCAATCGTTCTTCTTTGGTGCGCAGGTGCCGTCAGCCTGCAAGAGCATGCCTTCGGGGCATTTGTTGGTTGAACAGCCACCCTTCCCATCCGGCACCTGCCCCTCTGGGCACTCTTCGGTCGGCGGCGGCTCACACACGCCGAGGTAACCGTTCCATCCATAACCCTTGCCCATGGCATCGCACGTCTTCTCCGGATCAGTCGGGCACACTGCGCCCGTGCTTCCCCACGTCATAGAACCGTCGCCATTGCCGAACCACACACCATCGCACCCATTGCGACAACCGATACTGCCGTTGCGCGCGGTGCCAACATATGTCCCCCACGGACCGCCGCCGGTGTACCCAGGCTCCTGCTCGCACGATTTTGCGGTCACGTAGTACTTGGTGCCTAAGAAGGGCAGCGACCCATTCGAACAGGAAACTCGCACAGCGAGCGCAGCCACGTCCTTCGAAGAATTGCCGGGGTCTTTCTCAATATTTGGGCCTGTGTAGGAGGCGTTGTTGCCGCCAACCAGTTTGCAGGTGTCAGGACCACGGGAATCTGCAAGCTGACGTGCCGCATTCCAGGCATCGCCCTCGCTGCACATGTCAGAGGTTGCATCACAATTCGCTGCATGCGCCTTGCCCATGCCACACCATGCGAGCGTTGCCGCTACAAGCACGTATGCGAGGCGACGCGCAATCGCGGATGCAAACACGCGTGCGAGCCAGCCCATTATTCGAAATCCACGAAGACAATCGCGCAGGCCACCAGCCATGCGCCCAACCAAATCCACCCTTCCATCGCCCGTTCCCCTGCCCTATCCCCATAAAAGACCGGCGGGAGGGAGTTGGCCCTGTCCGCCGGTGGTCGTTACATGGCGCGGCGCACCCACTTGTAGACCTTGATGCCCACCATGACGGTCAGCACTGCACCGCCGATGGCAGCAATCGGTCCTGCGGCGCCCTGGATGGCCGACACAACATCGCCCACATCCACACCACCGCCGCCGGACGCGAACGCCGGAGCGGAGACGAGAGCGGCCGAACCAACTGCGGCCAGAGCAGCGGTCTTGTTCTTGAACAGGGTCTTGAGCTTGCGCATTGCATGTCCTCCTAGGACTGTTGAATTTTCTTGCGAATGAGCCGGAACACGTACGCCGTGGCCCACAGGAACGCGATAGCGCTGCCGATGGCCTGGGCATCCTTCACCGCCAGTTCCGGCAAGAGTGACGGTTGAGGAATCCAGATGACCGCCGTGCACGTCCCCGCTGCCGTGTCCAGATCGGCTTCCAGGCATGCGGGGATGAGCACGGCCATCGATTACGCCGCCTGCCGCTGCGGAGCCTTACCGGCCTGCGGATCGACCAGCGTCATGCGGCGCGCCAGTTCGACACCGAAACGACCCGGCACCAAATCGGTGACCAAATCCCATTCCTTGACCGTGCCGACCGGGTAGCCCTTGTCCGGGCCATCGCATTCGACTTCGATTTGAATGCGCATCGCCTCAGTTTCGAGCGTGGCGCGCTGGCTATAGATGGCTTTGGGCAAGCCCTTCGACGTGGTGACGGTGCGGGTTTCGACGGCGCTGTTGATCGTGATCTTCGGTGCGTTGCTCATGGTCTTCGTTCTCTCTGTTGGTTGGGCTTGCGTCGGTTGGGTTACTGCGAAATTCGGGCGGTACTGTGGGGTCAAGCTAAGGCCCCCCTTACCCCCCGTGCCGGGGGGTGGCGGTGCCGTAGCGATGACCCTTGCGCGATGCTTGCATCAGACCGCCGGGGGCTGACTGTCACGGTGTCTGCCTACCGGTCGCTTTAGGTCGCCTGCGTTCGAAGGCGGGTCTTCAGGGGTGGATTCCTGGCGTTGCCGTGCTGGTTGCGCGTAGGCGAACAGGCTGCGGCTTCGGTGCCTCCCAGACCGGGGGCGTTACTGCATGTCCCGGTGAACGATCACCGGCGTTTTCGTTGACCAGTCCGTAGGGGCGCTGCCCCTACACCCCGGTTCAATGCTTCGATACTCCCCTTGCGCGTTGTTTGATCGAACTCGGCCTGCACCGGGCGGCGCGTGTAGTCGATCGGTGGTGGGGTCCAGGCGCCGAAGTTCTTCGACACGTCCACCACTCCCCCCTTCGTTACGTACTTCGACACGTAGCCGGTGATATCCAATTGGCTGCGCGGTGCCTCTATGCGATTACGTCCGAATTCTTTGAACCAAAACTCATGCCACTGATAGCGGCTCATGAGCCGGTTTAAATCATCGGTAGGTGCAGCTGCGACGGCGTGGAAATGCAATCGGCCGTCTTTGTGGAACTCTTGCCCCCGTGCCCACTGGATACCGCCGTGCGATTTGGTGCTCCACTTCGGCCCGTATATTTCCCGGTTGATACAGCTGGCGAAGAATCGGAACGCTTTATCAGCCTTTTCCGGGTGGACACCACCAGTTCGGCCGGCTTCTTCGATGCGGAACGTAAGTGTCCAGAACTGTTGCCACTGCATACGCTGTAAGAGCTCTGCATATCCCTGCGCTTCGAGATCAGCACGCCGCAATCGGTGCAGACCGTCAACTTCGCATCGCACGCGTTCAACGTCTGAAACTGCGCTCCCCCGCACTGATAGCAGGGACTGTTCGGGTAATGGGCTAGCCTGGACGGCTGCATCTTCATGACTCATCGCCCTGCCCCGAGCCTACCCACCTGATGCGTTCCTCTATCAGTCGGTCTAGCTCGGCGCGTTCGTCGTCGGTTTCGGCTTTCTTTTTCAGCTCGATCAGCTGCCAGAATTTCAGGTCGCCCGTGTTCATGCGCGGGCCTCGCGTAATGCCTTGCACTCGGCAAGGTGTTCCGTCGCAATCGCCTTTATTTCGCGCCAGAACTTCAAAGGCGGCGTGCGGCGCGAAGGGAATAAATCGCGTTGAATAAGCTTTGATTCAACGTAGTCGAGCGCAATGCGTGCGCCGCGTTCGGTGTCGGTTGGGCGGCTCATCTGCGGAACTCCATAACGCGGCAGGCGCCTTCGTTACCGTCGATGCAAAGCTGCTGGAGCGCCTCATCGCGCTGAATCTGGTGTTCAACGCTACTTGCAGCGCCCTGACCAGCGATAAAGCCAACGAGTCCGCCAATGCCAAACCCGGTAGCGCATGCCATGCAAACAAGCAGACCGAATTCACGGCAAAACTGGATAAGTGCTTTCACGGTGTATCCCCTGCCCGGTGCCCGGTAGAACCCGCCCAACCGGCACCGGGCGGGGCCGGCGGGTGGGCGATGTCAAGACTCTGCTGACATCTAGGGTCAACTGTATGCTGGGTCATGACATGGTGTCAATAGGGTAATTACATGAGCCAGAGCTACGACCTGTTTTGCAGGTGGAAACACGTGCAAAAGATCCAAAGTGACAACGCAGGTGCGATAGCCCTAGGCGTGACTCGCGCAGCTGTTTCCAGCTGGAAAAAGGGCAAGAACGCGGAAATTCAGTTCATTGAGCGAATGGCAGAGGACATCGGGGACAACCCGGAAACATGGAGCGCCTTGGTAATGGCGGAGCGGAGCAATTCGGAGGACGAACGAGCCGCATGGAAGCGGATAGCGCAACGACTCGCAGGAGTGTCCCTAGGCCTCTTGCTGCTACTTGGCGTATCCCTGCCGGGCCGCGCAGAAGCGGCAATCCATCACGCTTTTGAGGCCAATAACGCGTCACCTTCTATACATTATGCGAAGTGGACTGTTGACGCTCCTGTGCGCCCTGGCGGCCTATCAATGCTGGTCCCTCCACAGGAAGCGGACTGGATGACGATTGACACCTACGAACGCGTAGACCTGACCGGCCCTTGGGCCGGTTTTGGTTTCCAGGGGCATCGGTTTTTCACTCCCGAAGGCCGAGATATCGACCCGGTGGGAATGCGGTACTGGTCGCTCACATGCAACATCGCCCGCGAGTGGGCGCTGATGATGGCCGAGGAACGCGAGCGCGTGTGGCATGCCAGGCCGGCCGAGGTGATCTACCTGCGGGACGTGCTCCGGCGCAGGCGTGAAATGCGGCTATCAGTGGTGGATGGCGCGGGGTCCGCCGATCGATCGACGGTGATCCGTAGGACGCGTGGGCCACGAGGTCCACGGCGCGGGTAAGGCGTTATCCGTAGGGGCTATGCCCCTACACCCCTGGGTCATTTGCAGGCATCTTGGACTGCGTTGTCCCAATAGCTGGAAAGCGCGAAAGAGCGATGCACGCCGGCAGCTTCATAGGCTGCACGACGCCCCTCTTTGGCAACCTCACATGCATAGCGATCCTTGGAAGAACTGGCAGCCACATAGGTCCCAGAACCGGAACGGACAGGAGACGCATTGCGGGCGCGAAGCTGCGCAGCGGTACGGGCAAGCCTTTGCCTCAACGCCGGGTTATCCGGCTCAGGCTGAGCATCCCATTGCTTTGCGGTAACGCCTGGACACGGAGCCGACTGGTAAACGACTTGCGCACCACTCACGCACTTGAAAACCTGCTGGGCGCTGGCCGGAACGGAAGCCACGAAGAGCACAACAAAAAACGCACGAATATCCATACGCCCTCCCCTTGAGAGCGGGATTCTACCTACATCTGCAAGGTAGTGGCCGGCGTCGTGGTGTTCGTGGTGTAGGCCTTGTTGTCCGGGAACGTGCCCTGCGTGCGCGGCCCGTACTCAATGACACCGCCTCGCACCCGGTCGCGGTCAGCGCCGCCGCCGTCACTCCCTACGGTCGCAACGCCAGCAGCGCCACCGCTCCCATCGGGGGCCATGTTGTAGAGCCGTGCGTCCTTCTCACGAATGGGCGCGGTCCAGGGCCACGCGGTCGCCACCATGATGTGCTTGCCAGCTGACAAGCGCACGCCGTACGTAACGACGCTGACGCTATAGCCCAGGGCGCGCAGCTGCGTGAGGTCCAATTCCTCAATGACGTTGTTGCTCTCGTCGATCCACTGGACCCACGCCCGATCCTGATCGCCTACCCGCGCACGCGCCGACAGTCGTATACGGCCCTTGCTGGCAAGCTCGGCGACATAGCGCTGTTCCTGCGTGAGATCGGCGAGCGGATCGGGCGGCGGCGGCTGGATCGGCACGCTTGGCGCGCCATTTGCCAAGCCTGCACCAACGTGCGCGGGCTTATTGGTCTGGCTTGCCGAGGCCACAGGCTTGTTCGGATCGGAACGATCCTTGGTGAAGTAGTGCACGAAGAAGTAGATGCCAACACCACCGACAACGATGAAGATCGCAGCACGCACCGCCATCGCTGCCCAGACGTTCTTGCCACCCTCTTCGTAGACCTCGGTGTTTTCGGCACCAGGGGCATAGCCGTCATACAGCGGAAAAATGGCCGGGTCGTACTTGAGCGTCTGCCCGCCCACCTTCTCGAACTTCCCCGGCGAGGTGGTATGGAAATACGTCACGCGATATCGGCCCTTCATGCCGATGGCGGTGAGCTTCTGGAAGGTGTTTTTCTTCTCGATGCGCGCCTTGACCGCAGAGTGAAGGCGGTTGATCCACTGCGTCATGATGACCGCATCGCCGCCGTTCTGGCCGAGCAGCGCCCAGAAATTCTCCACTGCCGGCGAGAGCGGCTTGCGCTCATTGACGTAGAACTCGTGCACCTCATCAATGACGACCAACGAATCCTTGAACTCGTCCGGAATGCACCACTTGCCCGACTCATCCTGCGTGCACGCAAAAAGCTTGGTCACGTCCTTCGTATCGACCAAGACGAGCAGGCTTTGCACATCGCTTTCGGCAATGCCCAGGTGCTTGGCAATGCGATCAAATCGCAAGCCGTTGAGCCGTGCGAACACACGCCGGCCCTTCTTGAGCGCGGGGAGGATGTGATTCTTTACCGCGTCGTAGCTCTTGCCAGCACGCGGCACACCTTCATTGAAAACATGCATGTCACCAAATCCCGACCGTCAGCACGCGACGCAACAGATAGAACACCATGGCCGCGCCGATCATCACCAGGGCAGGCCCGATCTTGAACACGTCGGCGAACCACAAAATTGTGCTGCCGGCGTTACCGAGCATGCCGCCGATGCTCTGGCCCTTCATGAAGTCCGGCATAGGCAGCAACGTCAACACGTAGAGAATGGCAGCCAGCGACTGTTCCAGCCACATCACGAACAGGTCGCCCACGAAATCGACAATCGCCTGCCACACCAGTTTGACCGCACGCCACAGCCATGCGGTCAAATCGTTGAACCAACCTGCTTGCATATCGTCTCCCCAAGTCAACACATCAACGCCACAATTCAGACATGAAATCGCAATATCCATCCCACACCGCTTTTAAGGCACGTGATAGTCGCGACGTGAAATCATTGAACCAACCTGCTTGCATATCGTCGTCCTCAGGTCACAGCAATACGGAGCGCAGCGTAAGCAGCAATCGCCAGGATCACCCAGCCCGCCGCGCGCAGAAACGCCAGAAAATCGCCGCCACAATGAAAATTGATCGTCATGGCGTTCCACCACTTCGACGCGCCCAGCGAAAACACCGGGCACGATCCACCGGAGGGCACAGTCATAAAATCCGTGATGCCGGCAACCATGGGCGTGCCGCGCACCTGCGTATTGAATTTGCTCAGCACAGACTCAACTGTCTTGCCGCTTTTATTGTAGAGCTCGGACATGGGAGCGCCCTCGCCGCCTTCACCCTGACCAGGCGTCGTGCCGTCACCATCACCAGGAGTATCACCGTCGCCATCACCGTCGCCATCACCATCACCATCGCCGTCGCCGTCACCACCGCCATCACTGCCACCGTCACTGCCACCGTCACCACCGCCATCGCTTCCACCGTCTCCACCACCGTCACTGCCACCATCTCCACCACCATCGCTGCCGCCGTCGCCATCACCGCCGTCATCACCAGGCGTGGAAGGTGGCGCATCACCCGCAGAGCAAGTGGCACCGCTGGGATACATGCCGCTGCCGCCTGATGCACCAACGGTGAAATTGTAAAAACAGCCGTCATCGCAGCTAAAACCGCTGCCATCGGAAGAAGACGCGCCAATCAAGGGGGGACGCTGGGCACACGTTTTGCTGTAAAACGTGGAACCAGCACCAGCAGGCCCACCGATGCTACACGTCGCCTGTGCGTTATAAATGCCAGCACTCTCGGCAACAACATCAGGCCCCTTGTAAAGCGAATTGGAACCGCCGACTAGCTTGCACAAATCAACGCCGCGCTGATCGGCCAGCATGCGAGCAGCCAAGAACGCCTGACCTTGATCGCAGGCGTCAGCCGCATCTCTACACATGGCGGCATTGGCGCTAAACGCGCATGACCACAACGCAACCGCAAGGATGCACGCTACAAGGCGAACAGTTATCACGCATCCAACCCCTTGACGCCTGCCCACCCACACAACGCGCCCATGAATCCACAGAACAAGAGAACGATCATCGCCCTACCCCTGAAAGAGAGAGGGCGACACCGAAGCGCCGCCCTGCCCTCACCACCATTAGCCGAAGAAGCTTGCAACCTTCTTGGCACCCCACTTGGTGAAGCCCACCAAGGCAATGATTGCGGCCGCTGCGATCATCGCGGTTGCAGCCTCAGCACCGCTCACGCCAGTCAGAATGTCACCCATGTTTACTCTCCTCGTTGATTGATTGATTTACCGGTCGTTGAACATGCCTGCGACGCTGCCGGCGAGGCGTCCCAGGACGAACCACACGATCACCAAGCCGCAGCAGCCGGTGGACCACGCTACGGCGTCCTCCTTGCTGGGCATGGCGAACGCTTCTTGCACCAGCGCATACACGCTGTATTCGCTACCACTGACGAGCACGTAGCCGCTGCACTCGCCAACCGATTGACCGGTGGGCACCAACGTGCCATCCGCTTGCAGGGCTACGCACACGGCCATGATTCAGCCAACCTTTGCCGGCTGCTGTTGCAGCTTTGCAGTGAGATCAGGCAACAGCCGAATACGACGGCCGAACTCAAGACCGCCGAATTTATTGTTCTGCAACGACTTGGGGTCGATGATGTAAAAGCCCTCGCCGTACGGGGGTTGATCCTCATCAAGGCCAATGGTGAACGGCAGCGGGAAATCTCCCTCGCGCAACACCGCTGCGGTCTGCTCACGGAAATGCGTCGCGGGCTTACCCTCGCGAGCAGGAAAGGAACGAACAGCGACAGCGGAACTCATGACTTGGACTTTCATAGTTGGACTACCTTCCAGGCGAATGTCCGGCCGAAAATGAATGTGACTTTCCACGGAGACGGCCAGAACTCTCCGGTAAGCCTGTCGAACCATCCGCCCTTTGCTTTGCGGATATCCGCTTCCCCGCCGAGAGCTTCACGCGCATCTTTCGGGGCTTTCCACCAGCGCAACTCGCGCTTAGATTCGGTATCGAGTCCACCAATGCCATGTGTGCGGAAGCCTTTGGGAAAAGCTCCAGCTGTAAGGGCAGTGAACTTGCTCGCGTATTTCGCGAGATAGCCGACGCAGTTGCGGGCTTTTTCAATTTGCGTTGTGCCATGAGGCCACCAGCCGCGTTGATCGACTTTGCCGAAATACATACCCGTCGGAACCCACAGCATTACGTGGTAGTGCGGGCGGAATCGCTGGGTGAGCTCTCCGACCCATACGTAACGAAAGCTTTCACGGTTCCACCGTGCGCGCCCAGATTTAAGGCGATTGAAGTGGCCGCGCATGCGTTTAAATAGTTCGCTAACGTCACGAGGGCTGCTGTCGCTTCCATCACGGTAGGTGAGCGTGAGGAAATACCACGCACCCCGGAAGGAGCCTTTTTTCGCTTCCTGGTCATGCAGACGTGCTCCGGTAATCACGGACTTGCGCAGCCGTTGCGCCCGCGCTTGTAGCGGGTCGATTTCGATGGTCACGGTGCCGGTCGTAGAGGCCCGCGTGTCACTTGTTTTGTAATGGACAAGCCCAAGGGCCAGCGCTGCGCGCTGGCCCTCAGCGGTCAATGCGATCGGATGGGCAGCGTCGAACTCACGCACGCTTGTGCCGACCACACGCTTGTTCTTTTGGATCTTCTCTGCGGCGATTTCAGTGCGGCGCGTAGCGGCCTGCATGACGCCGACAGACGTATCGAAAGCGGACAACTCACGCGATTGCGTGGGCTGTTCCTGCATGCGGATGCGTGCGTTTTTACCGGTGCATGCGACGCACAAGCCACCGGGAAAGAAGTAGACGGTTGTTTCACCGCAGAACGAGCATGTGCCGTCAGCCACGGTAGAACTCCATGGCAGCATCACGTGCAACAGCAGCATCGGTGCGAGATGCGAAATAGCTCTGTTCGACAGGATTGCCATTGACGACGATGGTCAAGACGTAGATGCGTGGACCGCCATGCACACGAGCGGCAGCGATGAGCCATTGCACAGACGGAGCGTCAGTCATGACCAACACCGCCTAGGTAGGCAAAAACACCGGCAGGCGTCACGAAGAGGAACACACCGCAGACCCATGTCCACGGCTCAGGAAGGTAGTAGGCGCCGATAATGAAAAGCGAAACGAAAGCGGCCAGCGCCCAGACAAATCCGATGCACTTTGCGAACTCTTTCATGCGCACTCCTCAGCCTCAGCGGCAGCGCGCACGGAACGCTTGAGGTTTGCGATACGAACCTGATGCCTAGCCTGAGCAATCAGGTCGTCTTCCCGCAGCTGACGAAGAATGGCAGCGTCGCGGCGATCCAAGATCCAGCCGACAAGGCGCGCTGCGCCGATGCTGCATACCAAGCAGGCGGTACCGAGAAGTGCGAATGCGATGACGTCCATCAAGCCCCCTCCCCTGCCCCTTGACGCGGACCCCGGAGGGGAGCCGGGGGTGCGCGGTGCTTAGGGTTGCCTAAGCACGGATGCATGTATAGTTTTCACTGTCCTCTCTGTCAAGAAAAACCTGTCATGGACCATGTAAATAATTTGCTTGACACGGTGCGCAAGTCATGCGCCATACCGTCCGACAACATGTTGAGCAAGAAAATTGGGGTGACGCGGGCGCTGATAAGCGGCTGGCGCGTTGGTCGCTACCCGGTTCCTGACGCGCGCATTGCAGAGCTATGCGCTATGGCGCATCTGGACGGGGGCGAATGGATGGCGAAAATTCACGCCGAAGCAGCTGCATCGCCGGCTGAAAAAGCTCTATGGCGATCAGTGTTGGACAGGCTAAGCGCGGCCGCCGCGGTGGTCGCGCTGCTGGTCCTGGCGGTGCACACAGGAGCGCATGACGCGCTGCTAGCGGCCCTTTCGCCGGTAGCACTTACCCACCCTCTATACATTATGCGAGATCATCTCGTCGTGCGGCGCGGGCTCGGCTGCGCTGGATCTGGCTTTGGATCAAGACCTGCCGCCGAACCGTTCCCCTAGCGAAACGGAACTTGCCGCATGACTGACACCTACAATCTAGACCGTCGCCACCGTGCTGGCTGTTGGCGAGCAATGCCCAAACAGCTGCGCGGCAGATCTACATCGGCGCGGGTCACGAACCATGTAGAACTGACCGGCCCCTGCGCGGGCTGGCGATTGGCTGGCCGTGATCTGGTTGCACCGAGCGGCGAACGGATCCCAGAACGCCGGCTGCGCGGATTGCTCTGGCATGCGAATGCCACCGACATCCGGGCTTCGGTGCGCAGGCGGAACGCCAAACGAAAAGCGGTTCAGCAGTCATTGGTCAAGGTCGTCGTCATGGATCTTGGCGAGCAGCGAGAGCAGCACTTCGTCAAGATCGCAGGACAAGACGTTGGCGCTTTGAGATACAGATTCATTCGCACTGCTCACCAGCCGACGCTAGAGCCATCCCTTGCTGGGGACTGACCTTGAGCCCCAATCGGCCGAGCAGCGGCGCGGCGATCGTGCTGACCCGCGCCGGTCATGCGCAGCTCGCGAGCTTGCCCGGAGCCACTTGCACTGACGTTTTGGCGCGCCGGATAAGCAGGCCTGTGAGCGTCGGCAGGAACGCACCGCTCAAGCGTCACGAAGGCATGGGTCCGACACGGCCACGGCCACGACCAAATAACGTCGTCTTCAGATCAACTTGCCTGATAGATTCTGATTGGGGTCGGAAGCTACCCTTCCCTACCCCAAATAAACATCCCTAATCCCCCTCGTCGTCAGCATCCGCTGTTCGCGAGGCCGCCACCGTCGAGGCGGAGCGCGGCGCCAAGCAAGATATTCGTCGCGTCGCCCCTCCACTCTTGGCTGATTGCCTGGAAATAGGGTCCGTCATGCGCTTCCGGTCGAAAAGGCTTATCACCCTAGTTTTTCTCGCAATTCAACAGCGCAAAGCCTCATTGCGGCCCTTGCGAGAGGAGCTGGATTTTTTCTTGAGCAGGATGTTTATCCTGTCTCCAAAATGGAACTATCGGTCTTTACCCATGCGGCCAAACCAACCTCGCCAGCCGGCCACCGCAGGCCGATACGCAATTTTTACGAAAAGCCAACCAACTGGACACTCATCGGCGACGGAACTGGACACCGCCGCCAAATGAATTGGATGCGAGCGCCAGAAGCGCTGGACAGCGCCGCCAGCACTCACTTCCAGGACTTGGCTGCCTTCGTCTTTCGCATGGATTCACCCTTGAGCGCTAGTTTGTGGCTGCTGTGAATCAGTCGATCCATGATGGCATCAGCCAAAGCAGGGTCATGGATAAACGCATGCCAGTCCTGCACTGGCATCTGGCCAGCCACAATCGTGGCGCCAGAGCCGACACGGTCATCGAGTAATTCCAGTAGATCTGCACGTCCGCGGCTGCTCAGCGGCGTCAGGCCGAAATCATCCAAGATTAGTAGGCCGGTCCTGGCGAGTTGATTGCGAAGCTTGGCCAGTGAGCCGTCCGCATGCCCAACCTCCATGTCTTCCAACAGGCGGCCTACGCGCCGGTAGCCTACGGTGATCCCTTGGCGTGCGGCTTGTACGGCCAGGGCACATGCCAACCAGGTCTTTCCAGTACCTGTCTGTCCAGTGACCAAAACGTTTTGGCGGTGCTCAATCCAGCCACAGGTCAGCAAATCCGCGATCACCGATCGATCCAACCCGCGCCCAACACGATAGTCAATAGCCTCCGGTTCGGCGTAGACCTTGAGCTTGGCATTGCGAATCAGGCGCGTGAAGCGCTTGCTGTCGCGCTGACTCACCTCGGCGTCAACCAGATGGCCAAGGCGCTGATCGAAGCCGAGTGCTCCGTAGCTGGATTGGGCGAGCTGATGTTCGACGCCAGCCACCATGCCGGTCAATTTGAGCGTTCGTAGCTGATCAATCGTATGTTCCAAAGACATAATGTTCTCCCTGAAGGGTTCACCCCCGTTTTCACGGACACTTACAAGAAGGCCGATCAAGGCCATGAGGAGTGTTCATGTCAAAGCGCAGGAAGTTCACTGCCGAGTTCAAGCGTGGCGCGGTTGAGCAGGCCAGCCAGCCCGGCGTCAGCTGTGCCCAGGTGGCCCGGGAGCTGGGGATTCGCGACACCCTGCTGACCCGCTGGAAGCGCGAGGCGCAGACCCCGGGGACGGCCGCATTCGGCGGCAGTGGCACGCCTCGGGACGAGGAGCTGGCTCGACTCAAGCGCGAGTTGGCGCGGGTGAAGAAGGAACGGGATTTTTTGCGAGAAGCGGCGACGTTCTTCGCAAAGGGATCACCCTGAGGTATCAGGTGATCGAACGTTGCCGCGATGAGTTTCCGATTCGGCTGATGTGCCGGTGCCTGAAGGTATCGGCCAGCGGCTACTACGAGTGGAGTAAGCGTCCTGCGAGCGCCCGGCAGCTCGACAATGAGCGCCTGGTCGTACGGATGCGCGAACTACACGAAGACAGCCGCGGTACGTTGGGGGCTGGCCGCATGCGCGAAGACCTGGCTGAGGAGGGCGAGACCGCCAGCCTGAACCGGGTAGCACGCCTGATGGCGGCCGACGGCCTGCAGGGCTGGCCCCGGCGCAAGCGTCGCGGGCAGCGTGGCAGTCCGGCCGTGACGCCGCCGGGCGTGGTCAACCTGCTTGAACGTGATTTTCTCGCGCTGGAGCCGGAAACCAAGTGGGTGACCGATATCACCGAGATCAAGACCCAGCAGGGCAAGCTGTATCTGTGCATCGTATTGGATCTGTACGACCAGCGCATTGTTGGCTGGTCAATGCACGCTCGGCAGGACCGTCAGATGGTGATCCGGGCTGTGCAGATGGCGGTCTGGCAGCGGCAAGGAAGCGATGAGGTGATTGTGCATTCGGATCGTGGCAGTCAGTTCCGCAGCGGTGACTACCAGAGGTATCTGACGGCTAACGGGCTGATCTGTTCAATGAGCGCTGTGGGGCATTGCGGCGACAACGCGGCCTGCGAAGGCTTTTTTGGACTACTCAAGCGTGAGCGGATCTATCGAACGAGCTACGCCACACTGGATGGAGCAAGAGCGGATGTGTTTGACTACATCGAGCGACGCCACAACCCAAGGATGCGGCGAAGGGCGGCCAAGCAGGATCAGAAGGTTGCAGCTCTTTTACAACCGTCCGTGATATCGGGGTAGAACCCCAGGGTCGATCCAGCCGCACAGCCGTTGATGAATCAGGCGAGCCGGGTCGGTTTGGAGCGCCCGCACCTCGGCCATCTCGATGCGGGTATACGGGCGACGCCCAAGAATCGCCTCTGCAATCTGAGGATTCAGCGCGACGAATAGCCGTCCGTCCTCCTCGTCGAAGGCGTAGCTCATCAGGTGAAAAGACCTTTGCCTGCTCTCCTTGGTGACGACCACCGTCACGTTTGCCATGCGCAGCAAGCTCGCCTTGATCGCCCTGATATGTCGCCGCCATCGGTCAAGCCGATTTCGCATAGCAGGCTGGTCATACTCTCTCTCACGACCAGCGCATCCTGCCCTACCGCGTCGAACTTCGGCTCAAGGAATAGACGGAGTTGCCTCGGCAAGTCCGCTGTTGGCTCTGGCGTCAGGATGATGCCCTTCGGCCCTCCAAGAGCCACAAGACCTTGCAGCAGCCGCATGTCATCTGCACCAAGAGGCTCGAAGCCGACGAACCGCGCTTGTTCATTCTCGGCGTAGTGATACGTCACGTCGAGCTTGAGCTTCTTCCGTTCGCCGCGCTTGAGACTGCGGAACAAACCGGGGACCAAGCAGTGCATTGGATCGTGCCTGGCATGGGTAAGGTCAAAAGCCATCGCCTCGCCTCCGACCATCACGTCTTTCCTCATTCCTGCTGGCCTCATACAGCTCCACCGGCACCAGCACGCCGCCGGCGTGCCGCATGTACCAGCGATCAAGCGGCGTGGCGTCGTAGTTCTGCTTGCTGACGCCGAAACGCACGAAGTAGCCGCGCCGCTCATCGCCGATGGGCTGCCGGTCATGGGCGCGGTCGCTGAGGCGCTTCGCCTCGTCCTCAGTCATGCGGGCGACGTAACCGCACCACCTGGCGTTGTCGATCAGCGCGGACGCGCCACGCGCGGCCTGCTGCTGGTCGGTCAGCCCTTCGCGGGCACTTCCCTTGCTGACGTGGTGCAGGTAGAGCACGGATGCGCCCGTGGTAGCCGCAACCTGCTCCAGCACGGCCACGAGGTGGGCCATGTTGCCGTTGCTGTTCTCATCGAGGGCGTGGATGCGGCTCAGGGTGTCCAGCACGATCAGCCTCGCCCCAGCGCTGTACTCGATGACGCGGCGCAAGTGAGCCTCGTCCATGACATTCAGTCGCTTGCCCATGATCGGTTCAAGCGCAAGGTTCTCTGCGATGGCTTGGCGTGCCGCGTGTCCGAGGTGCTGACCGATGGCGTGAATGCGCCGCACAAGCGCGGGCGGCGGGTCTTCCCCGGCCAGATAGACCACTCGCCCGGTGTGCGCGGGGGCCAGGCCCACGAGGTCGCCGCCGGCAACGCTGCATGCGATGCTCATGGCCGCTTCCAGCGCCCAGAAGCTCTTACCCGTGGCCCCTGGGGCGACGAGCGCGCCGACGGTTCCCGCGAGGAAGCCCGGCCATATGAAGTCCAGCGCCGGCGGTTCGCACTCGAACGCCGCCAGCACGTCAATCGCCACGACTCAGCTCCCCGTTCCGTACAGGGATTCGTCGCTCAGCACCTCGGCGATCTGCGAGGTTCGGAAGTAGACCCGCCGGCCGATCTTCAAGCGGGCCTTGTTGATCCGCTGCGTCCATTCGTTCGTCGCACGCAAGCTGATCCGCAACCCATCAGGCGAACGATCCAGGACAGTGGCGAGCTGCGCGATGCTCAGCAGCGGGCCGAAGCGTTGCAGCAGCGTGTCTTCCATCGTCATTGCGTAAACCACCGTTATCAACTGAATTGCAACGAAGGTTACGCAGCGCCAGGCTTGATGGCAGCTTATTAGTTGGCAATAATGGTTGACATGGAAAACGAAGAGCACGCAAAGAAGCGCCTTGGTCGCTACTACATCCCCATCTGGGAAGGCTGCGACCCCACCGTTTCTCAGTCCATCAAAGATTTCCGCGAACGTTGGAAGCCATACTCCACGTCTTCGCGACGCTACCCCATCGGGCGACTGATCCAGGAAGTGATCGATCCTGCTGTAGCCGCCTACATGGCAACCCTTCCAGTACGTTACTCGGGCTACGTCCCCGGCGCCGGCACGGGTGTGGGCTTCAGCGCGATCATTGGACTGGTAGGACTTGACGCGATGGTTCGCGTGCAGCGCCAGTTGCTACGCCAGTTCATCAAAACGGAAGACCGACAGACACCAAGGGATCATCGCTTTACCGCGACCCTCGAAGCCTTGATCGAACTGGTTTGCTGCTGTGCCAGCAAACGCCCGCAAACGTCTGCCCCCGCTCAGGGCGTCAGTCTCAATGCGCAACGGAAACACGGCTTCTGCGACTTTTGCGGAGAGCTGACGGAGTTTTCCGCGTTCATGGCCAACGTTGCGGAGCAGCAGGTCAACGATGCGGAGCTTGAGAATCGCAAGAAGCTTGAACTTAGTCACCAGTATTGCGAGGGGCATCGACCCAAGCTAACGAATGGCGAATGGAACCCCGCATACAGACAGGCGAAGCGATCACTCGCGCAGTTTGAACTTGAGCTGGCCAGGCTCAGCCTGCAATGCGCAAAACCGGCAACGCCGCAAGTGAAATCGGGAGATCAACTCGTTGACGGCTACTTCTTCCACTATGTCATGCGCCAGACGTTGCAACCGGCAGACAAAGCGGAACTGCGCAACCAGGCGCGGCTGATGGTGGACTCGAAGCTATCCGATCGCAAGAAGCAGATCTTGATGCTCCAGTGTTCTGGACTCAATCAGTCGGAGATTGCGCGAAGGTTGGGCATCGAGCGCCAAGCGGTATCGAAGGCGCTGGCATCAATCCCCGCAATGTTTCACTTGAAGAAGAAGCGTCCCATCCGCTGATTTCTTTTGGCGTCAACCAAAAGGGTCAATCATTAGGCCGAATCGATCCGCATTGACAGGCACCATCAGGCACATATTCGCAAGTGACTGAAGAGGCCAGGGGATGCAAGCAGCCACAAGTAAGACACTCATCAACCGGAAAAAGCTACTGGCGATGATCCCGCTGTCTGAGCGAACGATCTTCAACATGGAACAGCGCGGGGAGTTCCCGCGCCGGATCGCACTCACCAGCCGAAACGTCGCCTGGGACTTGGCAGAAATCGAGGAATGGATCGAGGCACGCAAGTCATCGGGCACGCAGGCCATGCGGCCCGGCTTCACCCCGTCGGTCGCAGCCACCGCTTTTTAGCCGCTAAAACGCCGCGCCCCTCAAGTGTCAATGACAGCCGAGGCCAAGGTCGCTGTTCTGGAGGCGCTGCCTACCTGCCCTCCTCTGACTTAAGCCTTCGACCGCTTGAGCGTCCATTCGTCGATCATGTCCGCCCAGTCCTGCAACATCGCCGTCCGCTGCTCGCGGTACTCGGCCTTGTTGTAGACGGCCCTGACGCCTCTCTGTTCGTGCGCCAGACACTTCTCGATCCAGTCCGTGTTGTAGCCAGCCTCGTGCAACAACGTGCTGGCCGTGCGCCGCAAGTCATGCGGCCCGAACTTGGCGAGCGGCTTTCCTTCCTTCTGCGCCAGCCGATACGTCAGCGTCAGCACCTGGTTGAGCGTAGCGCTGCTCATGGGTAGGTCCGAGTCGTACCGCGACGGCAGCACGTAGTCCGATCCACCGGCGAAGGTTTTCAGGGCAATGAAGATGTCCAGCGCCTGGCGGGACAGAAACACCAGGTGCGGATTGCGCCGCTTCATCCGCTCCTTCGGGATCGTCAAGAGTGCGTCGCTGAAATTGATCTCGCTCCAGGTCGCGTTGGTCAGCTCGCTCTTGCGCACCATTGTCAACAGCAGCAGCTTGGCCGCCGCCCGAATGGATGGAGCTGTGCCAATGCGCTCCATGTACTGGTACATCAGGCCGATCTCGTCGGGCGTCAGCGCACGGTCGCGCGGCTCGAATTTGGCGATGGACGTTGGGCGCACCAGCTCCGCCGGGTTCTCGACCTTCTGGCCACGCTCGATGGCCCAGCGATAGACCTGCATCACCACCTCGCGGACATGCACTGCCGTTGCCGGCGCGCCGCGCTCCACGATGGCATCGGTCAGTGCCCGCAAGTCCTCGTGGGTAATCTCCACCAGCTTCTGATTGCCGAATTTCGGTTTCAAGTCGCGCTCGTAGACTGAGCGGCGCATGTCGCGGGTGGAGTCGGCCATTTGGTAGCCGCGCAGCCACTTTTCCGCCCAGGCCCCGAACGTCTCCGCGCCCTTGACGCGGGCCTTATCCCGCGCCTTCTCCTTGGCCGGTGACTTCCCGGCCGCAACCATCTTCTTGGCCTCGCCCAACCGCTCGCGGGCTTCCGCCAGGGTGATGCCGCCGACACCGTAGCGGCCGAAGGTGATGGTCTCCTGCCTACCGTGGATCGAGTAGTTGTAGCGGAATGAGATCGCTCCGGCAGCCGTGACGGCTACATAGAGGCCGTCACGGTCATTCACCTTGTAGAGCTTGTCCTTCGGCTTGAGGTTGCGCAGCTTGGTATCGGTCAGCAT